GCTTGGAAGAACTATCGCTTCCCTTACCCTTATTATCGGGTATTGGGAGATGATAATGAGATTGCACACGACAAAGTCGCGGCGCAACCTTATGTTCAATCTTTAGCGGAATTTAGAATTAAAACAGGTGGATTAAAAGATTTTGTTTCCTCCCGTGGTTTCCTGAACTTTGCTAACCAGTCATATATTAACTTAACTAATATCTCACCGATGTCACTCAAAGAAGAAATTCAATGTGTGACGGCTCAGGCTAGAGTTGCCTCAGCTTATCGTATATTAAGTCGATGGGATACAGTTAATGTTAATAAGACTGGATACCTCAAGTCCTTGTTGGGGACTGTGGCTAATCCGAAACAGTATGGAAGCGTCATTAAGTGGTTCTTTGGAGGGCCATTAAGCCTCTCAAAGAAATTATTTGATGTACGTATTCTCTTAACTCTTCTTACAACATCACCTTTAGTAACGAATAAGGTGTTTGGAGTAAGTCCTTCAATGGTCTTTCCACGAATCGGCCTCGCCGATCCGGAGGTTGACTTGAGAAGGAAGGTTGGAGAAGTCCTAAATTCGCCTCTTGACGTTCAAGATATTAGAGAAATTGAGAAAATCTCTAATTATATGGAACGCCAAGGGAAAAGAATAGTAGGAGTACTTAGGGATACCTATAAACACCAAGCTCTAGCAATAGAGGACATCTTCCAGCATTTATTGGCTGAGAAGCATGTCGTGAATAGGATGTTCTTTACTTGGTTGATTTGTAAAACAAATCCAACCGAGTCTAGAAAGGTTTATAAATTAGGAAACGCCGCTATGGCTCGTTGCGTAAACGATTATATATTTACACTACGAGCAAGCGACCAATCCTTCTTTGATAACCACCCTGAGGGTTATGGTAATAAGAATTCCCCGATTTCTTCATTATTCTCCTACTCTGGTATCAGAGGGATAGCTCGAGATATTCGAGTGAAACCACGTTATGACACAACATACGGTCTCTTAATAAAGGGACTGTATCATAAAGTGGAATCCGCTGGTACCCTTGAAAACAAGTGTATAGCATTCGATTCTCTCGTTTCACATCTACAGGATTATGCTCCTTATACTTTTGCGATGCCTGATAAGCTCTCACCTTTTAAACTATCTTCATATGAAGATCGTACTTTACCTGCCG